CGCGTCAATCCGACTTACATACCGCTTGCCGTTGTAGGTCACTTTATCGCCCGTGCTATATGCATCATGCGCTCCCGTGGGCTGTACCCATTCAGGCCATTCCTCCGTGCTGATTTTCACCCACAGCGCAGGAACGGCATCAGGCGTCCAGTCCGCTTGTGATGTGTGCGCCTGAACGCACCTGTACAGAAAATCGCCGTACCGTCTGCGGTCGTTTACAGCATACGCCTTGCCAATCTCCCACACCGGATAAATCGCCATTGCGCCAAGCGCCGTTTCGTCCGTAAGTGCCGCTGCCGCAGTATCCATTGCCGCGCGTACTGCACGCGCACCGTCTAACCATCTGCCCATGTTATGCCCCTTCCTGCGGCTCCACGCCAAGCAGCGCAAGCGCTGCCTCTGCATCTTCCAATCGTGCAATCAGTTCGTCATATGTCGGCTGCCCGGTCAGCACAATCTGTTCCCCGTCCTGATTGCGCGTCCAGTTTGCGCCAACGCGCATATCGCCAATTTGCAGATTGAACGGCTGCGCGTCCACAAGCTCCGCGCCGAGCGCGGCTTCCAGTTCTGCCTTCTGCGCTTCGTCTGCCACAATCACGTTTTCAACCGCGTTTTCCTTTACTACTGCGTATTTCATCCTTAGCCCCTCCTTCACTGTTTCAACGGTATGCGCACGTAGATAACGCCCTGGTAGCCGTTGCCGCCGTTATTAGCAAAAGAGTCCTTCCAATTTAGCCCTCTGCCTCCGCCGCCGCTTCCGTAAAAACTTGCGTTTCCACCATCCCAGCTATATCCATTGATAGTTTTTCCGCCGTATCCCCCGCCGAGCAATCCACCGGGAACTTGGGTCGGAGCAACCTGGTACTGTGTGCCAGAGCCATCAGAACCGTTCGACCCTCCGCTTCCAGCCCTATTGTAGTCTCCACCATCATCACTTTCATATGATCCGCCGCTTCCTCCGGCGCAATGCGGTTTTCCGGCGAAATACGTTGTATCTCCGAACGGATATGTAGTTACTCCTGCACCTGTTCCTTTGGGGCTATTCCACGGATAACCGCCCTGACCACCACCTGATCCACCATTTGCTCCCGTTGCACCGTTTGCAGTAATTCCACCAAAACTACTTGCCCCGGATGCTGCGCCAACAGTTGCGACAGTATTTTGTATGGATTGATTATATGCGGAATTTACATACCCGCCGCCACCGCCGTGAGTAGCTGTATCGCTAGGAGTTCCTCCTCCACGCGCCCCCCCCCCGCACAGCCACACATCCGCTTTAACTTCTGCCGGAATTGACAATGTGCCGGAACTTATCAGCGTCAGCAGCCGGTATTGATTTCCGTCCCCCATTGTGACGATTTCGTCCGTCATGTTGCCGGTATAGGCAATGGCGAGCGCGGAAACGTCAACCGCCGCAAGCGCTGCCGCTGCAAGCCGTCTGCGGACAGCCATCCAATAGCTCATTCGGTCGTCACCTCCGCGCAGATCACGGAACCGTCCTTAATCGACATTTCATAGGTTTTCGACGCTTCAAACGTCGGTGCGCCGCCCACATATTTCGTGCCGGACGGGAAGGTTACCGTTATGCTGCTGCCCGTGGTAAATTTCAGCCAGCAATCAAAGTTCCCTGTTGGGAAGGTCAGTGTAAGCGATGTCACAGCGGAGGAAAAACGGTATTCAGTGTTGTCTGCGAGGGTTAATGATGCTGCGCCGCCCGCAGGGGTGGACAAGGCAGGAGCCGCACCGATGACCTGCCGTGTTATGTCATTTCCGTTTGCGTCCTTTATTTCGAACACACATTTGTCGCCTACGGTTGTGTGATGCAACTTGACACGTTCCACGCCGTTGCTGTCAATGATGCGCATGCCTTTTGCGCCCGTGGTGTTACACTGCAAGGAAATACGGCCTGTATTCGTGCCGTCCCGCACAACAATCTGCGATACCTCGTTGTTGTTTTCTGCGGTATTTGCCGCGATTAAAACGCGCGTATTTCCAGTGGCGTTTTCCTTGATGCGGATTATACTTGCTGCATTGTCGGCAGTGTCGGGTTCGATGGTGGTGGTATACTTGGTGCCAACAGCGCCATTATCCGCGCCAATACCCATAGCCCCGATTTGGGATGGAGAAATTATGCCTGCCGCTGCGTTGCTTATCTGTTCCCGTAAATCAGCTATAAGAGCTTCCACTTGTGCTTGTAGCGTTGCTGTGGGTATCCCGGTCACGCCGTCCCGCATAAGGCCGCACACGGTTTCATCCATGCGCGTATCCGTCACGTGGGATGCAAGTATGGTGGTGCTTCCTGCGGGAACAGACACGGTATAAAGCCCCAATTCATAAACCGTTTCGGTCTGAACGATTGCTGGGGCAACCGCTGCCGCACTTGGCGTGCCGGATTTCAGAACAATGCTTGTCGCATTCGCTGTTTTACTGAATTGCAAAACAATACGGTCAACGCGGTCAAGCACACCGTCCGCAATCGGAATAGAAATCGGAACGGCAGCATCATTCAGCACGGATTTCCCCTTGAAATCTGCGTTTTTAATCCACGCAAGGCCGCTCGAAATCGTTACTTCGCGCGCCCCTGTAATGGATGCGTCGAAATGCCCGGTTGATGCAAAAACGCCGCTTGTACGCGAGCACAGGTAGGTTTCAGCGTCCTTTGCTTCGTATTCGATAATATCCAACGGGTATGTAATGATTGACATTAGTACCTCCTAGCAATGATCGGCGTACCAAGTGAAGCGGTACGGGTCAATTTGTTGTTTTGGGATTTTTCGGTTATGCTCGTAATGCGTACTTGCAAATCAACGCCAAGCTCTGGGATTTTACACAAGACAAAATCGCCAACCTTCCGCGCGGTATCGTCCAGTGAAAAACCTATGTTTTCTATGCGCACTTGCTCGGTCAGCTTTTCCAGCCCTACACGTTGAAGCCGTGCAATGTATTCCTCGGACGTTTCCCCTTCATCCGGCTGTTCCTGCCGTGCATCAACGTACATTTCGCGCCTGTGCTCTGCTGTTGTGTCCGTTGCGCCTGCATAGGTTTCAACGCGATTTGCTCCCTCTCCGGCTCCGGCCACAAGCGCAACATTCTTGAAATTCACACCCGAACACGAATAGGTTATATCGCCCATGTTCCCGTATTTGGTGGAATAGCGCGCGTTCGAGTTGAGCGCAGGCTTGTAACATTCAAATATCAGCTTTTTCGCTTCCGGGTCATGCCGCATCCTGAATCCCATGTCCGTTTCAGCGGAGATCGCAAGGGCGTACTTCAAAAGCGCGCCGTCCGATATTTGTGGCGCGTATATATCCGTAAGCCCCTGCGCTTCTCCGGCATATACGCGCGGCCATGACTGCATGGCACCTATCAGAGACAATAACGCCGCCTCGGCATTTTGGTTTGAAATAACCTGTGTGCTTACACGGTCATTCAGGATTCTTGTGCATGCGGAGAAACCATTTGCAACGATTTTCCCGCCTTTTACCTGCACAGACTTAATCAGCATCAAGGTGTCATGGCCCGTGATACCGCAATAAACATCAGGCTGTATCAAATCGAACAAATCCTTTTGATACTGCAATTCGATCTGAAATTTACCTTCCGTGTTATAGCAGTCCTCCCACACCATACTTACCCATGTGCTAATTGCGCCAATGCGCGTCAAAGACATGTCGTAAAAGCTACATTCCATCGTATACCCCCGGATATGCAACGTTGAACGTTGCTTCCACCGACAGATTGTCAACGCCCGTGCCTGCGTACATCTTCCACACGTTATCACCGCTTCGGATTGTAAACAAATTGGAATCGTACTTTAAAAGCCCGAAAATGTCTGTTGCAACTCCGCTAGAGAGCTTTTCAACGCGCAGCCTACCAGAATCCCTGTACATGCGTATAACGTCCCCTACGGTCAGATTTGCAGTGATTTCGATGAACTCCTGCGTGTTGATATCAAGCACACCGCAGGTCGTAACATCGCCGGTTGCAGCGAACTCAAGTTCAAAATCGCTGGTATCTTCGCCGGGGTTATACACGTTGATAAATGCGCTTGGGTTCTTCGTGCCGAATTTGTGGGTAGTGAATGTTGTTGGGAAAGAAAAGGCCGGAATAATCCGGCCTATTGAGTAACTCGACTGCCGCGCCGCGTACCAGTATGGAGACGGGCAATACAGCATCATGGAAAATTCTGCGTCCTGATCGTCTACCGATATAGCGGGCGTTTTCTTCACCACGGCATAGCAATAGTATTTATTGTTGAAATACAGCTTGCCGCTTGCGAATGGGGAAAACACGGTCAACATGCGCTTTTTCAGCGAATTTGCTTCGCCGATGATCGTTCCCTTAATGGTGCGGGAAACGCCCTTCATCCCCCGTGTTTGGATGGTTTCGCCGATTTGCTGGAAGCCCTGATTTGTTCCAATCTGCACATCAAGTTCGGACAATGGCAATATATCAAAAATCGTGCTGTATTCCAGCCCGAAATTGAACACATCGCCATTGCTTTTTATGAACATCGCATTATACACCCGTCAGCACCGCCCTTTCCTGATACCATACGGCTTCTTGCATCAAGTCCGCTGCTGTTTTTGCTTCGCTGCTGATGTACTGGACAACGGAAACGGCCGGGCGCGTTTTGCCCCGCCGCAAGTCATCTGCCTGTTTTGCGGGTACTACCATTTCCCCGCGGTGCAGCTCCGCGATATAGCCATCAAACGGAACGTAGTTCAGGCCGGATGCGTGTGAACCAGCGACCATGGCGGTCGCATTCAATTTTACCCCGGCCCCAGCTGATGACCCGGCACCACCCGATGACTTCCCTGCAAGTTTTTGAGCGTTTTTGTCCGCCTGCCCAAACAGACTGTCCCATACACCGTTGAACCAATTTACAACAGATTCCCACGCACTCTTAAGGCCTTCCCATATGGCATCTATCACGTTCTTGCCGATAGATACTAAGCTATCCCATAGGCCGGAAAACCAATTGCCTACGGATTTCCATGTTGCTGTTGCCCATGTTTCAACATCTTTCCACTTTTCTTTTATTCCTTCAAGTAGCCTTCTGAACCACTCCTTCGCAGCTTCCTTGAACTCCGGCCATTTTTCCTTTATCTTTTCTGCAAGGTCAATAACGGCATTCACGACAGCCTCAATCAGGCTAAGAACAATCTCGGGCAATGCAGCAACAAGCGCAAAAACGATCTGAACGGCAGCTTCAATGAATAGCCCAACGTTGTTTATAATCACATCCACGACCATCATGATAATGTCCGGTAGCGCTTCGATGAGTGATACAATGATCTCCGGCAGCGCTTGCACGATTCCAAGCACAAGTTGTATTGCACCTTGAATTAAGATCGGAATATTTTCCATGAGCGCAGTGCATATTGACTGGATGATCGTAGGCAATGCATCGACTATTGCAATGATTATTGTCGGTAGCGCGTTTGCTATGCCTACAATCAACACTACAATGCCACTTATCAGCGCCGGAAGCAATGCCGGTAGTGCATTTACGATCGTTTCAATCAGCATTGGGAGCATGTCCGTTATCATCGTTATAAGGCCAGGCAACGCTTCAACAACGCCAATCACCAAATCGGTTGCAGCGCCTACAAGAACCGGCAATGTAGATTCAATTAGCCCTGGTAATTCCTTCGTAAGAACCGACGCAAGTTTCGGGATGGCTTTCCCAATCCCATTTATAGCCGTCGTTATACGCGGGACAAGATTTCCGAACGCCGTTCCAACGCTGTCCGTGAAATTGGTTACAAGCGCATCCAAATCCTGTGTATCATCTGCAAATCCAGTAGATAGATTCGTCCATGCCGCCTTTACAGATGCTAAGCTGCCTTGAATTGTGGTGCTTGCCTCCAACGCCGTTGTGCCGGTAATGCCCATTTCGGTTTGAACGATGTGGATGGCATCAACGACATCAGCATAGGATGAAATGTCGAATTCTAAGCCGGAAAGCTTTTCTGCATCGGATAGAAGCCGCTGCATTTCCTCCTTTGTGCCGCCATAACCGAGCTTCAAGTTGTCCAACATAGTGTAATTTTGCTTTGCGAACCCCTGATAGGCATTCTGTATCATCTCCATGCTTGTGCCAATCTTGTTCGCGTTGTCAGACATGTCCGTTATCGCCATGTCGGCGTATCGTGCTGCGGCTTCGGTGTCTTGCCCAAGGCTTTGCAACAGGGATGCGGAAAAACTGGTTGCGGTGCTCATATATTGGTTCGCGGACAGCCCAGCCGTTTTGTATGCGTTATTGGCGTATCCGATCACGGCATTAGCAGAACTCTTGAACAGCGTTTCAACACCGCCTACAAGCTGTTCGTATTCGGCATAGTTTGCAATGGATTGCTTTGTCAGCGCTGCAACACCAGCAGCGGCAGCAGCAAGGGCGGCGCCGCCTACTTTGGCAGCAGTTGCAAGTCCGCCCCTAATCTTGTCAGCAAACGCATGCGTTTTACCGCTTGCTTCTTCAAGCCCGTTTTCGTAATCCTCTGTATTTAGCGATATCCTTGCAAAAAGGTCGAATAAATCTATTTCATTCACCCCCAATCGTGCGTAATTTGGATTTCATGTGTTCAATTACTTCCTCGCCCGTGCGGGTGTCTTCGGGTTTTGGGTTTATAAGGTCGATATACCGCATTTCGATGCAGCTCCCACCGGCGTACCTTGCTGTGTTTTCGCAAATCACTTTTAGCGCGTCGGTTACATACACGCGGTAAGCGTCTGCGTGTGCTTCGCGCTTTAAGACCGCAGGAAGTGCGGCAATACACGAACGCGCCGAAAAACCGTGCAGGGACAACAAGGCGAGCGTTACACGCTCGCCTCCTGCTGCCCCCACGATTTGAAAAAATCGGCCAGTTCCTTGTCCTTCGCCAGTTCGCGAATTTGAATAATGGTTTTTAAGATGTTTTGCCGCGTGATTGTTTCAACATCCGTTTCGTTCAGCGCCGCAAGGATGCCGAACACATCTTGCCGATGGTCTTTCAGCACAATCGGGACGATTGACGCGATTTTCTTAGCGCCCATCGTGTAAACCTCCGCAACGCTCTTACCACCCGCGCCAACCTCGGTTTTCAGCGCATCAAGCAGCGCCTTGTCCCCGGTCAGGTTGGCAACATACGGCGTGATTTCGCACAACACATCGGCTGCGCGTCCGGTCGAAAGTTCGGACAGCTTCATGCTTTGCCCTCCTTAACCTTCGCTTGCGGGTTCGATGGAATAAAACACCATCGGAACAACATCCTGCGCATCAATGCTGACATGCCCGGTCAGTTCAACGGATACCTGGCCTTTGCCGTTCTTGGTGGTCTGAATTGTGAATCCACCAGTGGACAGCGCGTTTTTCAGCTGAATCGCCACACACCCGCCATCCGCTCGGTCTCCAACCCACCAAAGATCGGAGAAATCGGCCTGTTTCAGGTCTCTGCGCGGCGTGACCTTGGTAGTATCCGCGGTGTCGATGTCCGCAGCGCCCAAGGCAAGCTTAATATTCGACGTAGATGTGCCCAAGGACGTGAACGCCATTTTGCAGTTCCACCCATCCAAGTGCTTGAGTTCCTTTGTGTTGTTGGGACAGTTGTCCACGTTCTCACCAAGATCTGAATAGGTCGGAACGCAGGACGCGTTGATTCCACCCGTGGTGGCGCAGATGATGTCGGTGTCGGTCGGTGCAGCCACTTGCGCAGGATTAAATGTTTTCAGCAGTACGCCCGCGTCAAGTTGAAGCCCATCAAAGGTGTCCTGCGGGATAACGGTAAATTTACCCATGTAAATCCTCCTTAGTTCAGTGTTAGGTATTCGGCGGTAACGTTGATGTATCGCCGTTTTATCAGTTTGTCAGAATCGTCCGTGATGTTTTGACACCACGGAGAGCCGCGTTTGAGCCATATATACCCACCATCACAAGGCAGAACCTTGCCACCGTATCCGATGGCCGCAGAAAGTTCATTTGCCTTGTCGTTTGCGGGTTTTTGGCTTGTGCCGTAGTACCACAGGTTGACGGTTAAGCCAACCTCCCCGCCATCCCATGCATCTATGGTCAATTCATAGGTCAGCCACGGAAAAACCGTATCATCAGGCACGGAAGAAGCGGCGTATGCTGAAATACCGAACGATTCAAAAAACGCTTGGAGCGCTTCCGCTTTTGTCATGGCAGCTTCCTCCGTTCCGCCGTGAAGTATTTCAGCTTCAAGGTGGATGACATTGGGGCTTGCTTTTCCTCTGGGTTTGAAGTTACACGGTATGTTTCGCCTGTTGTGGTGTCCCGGAAATAGTCGTTGTACTCGATTGGGACGGTCTTGCCGACAAGGGCAGAATACACGCTTGTTACACCATCTTTTTCTGCTCTGCGGGCTTCCATGGAGGTGTCAAGCGCCTGATAATTCGTGAAGGTTATGCCATCAGCCCATACAACGGCATAACCGCCCTCGCCGTCATCCGTGCGTGTTTTTTCCAACAGGACGCATGCGCGCCCGAAGTCATCCAACAGGCTCACGGCTCCACCCCCTTGATTTTGCGCCACGGGTTCAAGCGGGACTTGTATGCATCGAATACATTGACCGTTCCGCCGTTAGCGTTTGTGGCCTTTGAGTAGCTATAGCCGCCAAAGCTTTCGGACTGATACGGCCCTGCCGCCGCATCGCCGTTTTTCGCCTGCCATTCTTCCATTTCCGCCGCCAAATCAATAACGGCATTCGGGATTGCGAGCGCCCATATCGTCCCGGAAAATGTTTCTCCCATAAGCCCATTGGCTGGGTACTGATGCAGGCCGTCATTGAAGACGCTGCCGCGAATGCGGAAATACTGGCCTGTTTGAAGAAAGGGAAGCGCAACGCTTCCCCCTTCAATCGTAAACGTACCTTCCTTCACCTCGACGGCGAACCAGTTATGCAGGTGCATAAGGATTTGTTCGAGCATCGCGCCGCCTCCCTGTTACTTACTCATCCTTTTGACAGACGGTTTCTTTTCAGGCTCCTTTACCTCCTCCCAGCCTGCGTCAAGATACGCCGCCACGTGGCCGGGGTTTTCAAGGATGATGGTTTCACCGTTCTTTTGCAGCTTCATCAGGCGATGGTGCACAGCAGCGCTGCGATCTGCTTTCCGTCAGTGACTTTTGCGCCGTATACATGCAGGCCCTTCACGCCATCCGCAAAGCGCTTTTCAAGGCGATATGCTTCGGTCTTGATGATCTGCTCCGCGTAAGTCGTGGCGGCGGGAACCTGCGCGGTAATCTTGAAGTATTCGGTGGTGCCGCCGGTGCCACCGTCGGAAGCGGTGACGGCATTATTGGACTCGAACACATCAAAACCGGCAATGCGGCCAACCATACCATTGAGCAACGCTTCCTGACCCGCTGCGGCATCAGACTTCGCAAAGCGGTCGTCCTGCAAAAGCAGGGCATAGGCTTCGGGCGGCACAACAATGGATCGGCCGGCGGTCGGCACGTTGGCCTTGTCCAGCTTCATGCGCACTTTCACAATGTTTTCATAGATGTTGGCTGCGGTCAGAGCGATGGGGGAAGCCTCGGTGCCAACCACATTTCCGCTGTCAACACCCGCTGCGATTACGCCAAGCAGGTACGCATCTGCGGTATCGGCCAGCGCGTAGGCAGCGCGCGCCATGGCGGTATCCATGATTTCGCCAGCGGCCTGTGCTGCATCCACATCATCGATCTGGAAGTTAAAATACTTGCTCTGATTGATGACAAGGGTCTGATCGGCGGTGGACAGTTCATCCGGCGCGGCAATATCACTGTTGGCGGTGTATGCCTTTACGGTTACAGCGCCAATGGAATTGATGTGCACAGTATCACCGGCCTGCGCGATCTGGCCTTGATAGTTGCGGTTTACAAGGTTCGTAGCAACGTGCGCCTTGTCAAGCGCGTACAGGAGGCGAGCATTCCAAAGCTCGGGAATAAAAGCAGTAACAGACATTTTTCACATTTCCTTTCTGTCAGTTGTTGTTTTTGAGCGACGCTTTGATTGCGTCAAAGTTCTTGTTAATCTCATCCGGGGTCATATTCCGAATTTCGTCCCTCGTGAATGTTTTGGGCGGTGTTTGTGCGGGCGGCGTTGCCGTCGTCGCACCCTTTACCGTTGTAGTGGAAACCAGCTTTGCAAAAGCGCCGCTTACAAGGGCATCCAGTGCGGCGGTATCCTTGATTTTGTCGCCATCCAGCTCAATCCCATCGATTTCCGCGCCGCTGCCACGCATAGCAATAGCGAGGTTATCGCCAGTGATTTTCTTACCCTCGTAGTACGCCCTTACCGCCTTTTCCTTGGCGGCCTTGGTTTCCTTTGCCGTGATTCCGGCCTTGTAATCGTCAAATTCCTTTTTGACTTTGTCGTGCTTGTCCTTCCATCCGTCCTTCTTCGCGGATTCAAGGTCAGCGTTTGCTTTCTCCAAGTCCTTTTGGAGCTGTTCGGCCTTTCCGGCAGTTTCCTTGTACCTCGCAAGGTCTGCCTTCAGGCCGTCAACCGTCTCGGCATGCGCTTCGATGATGCTGTCACACTGCTCATCTGTTAAGCCCATGCCTTTTAAAAAACTGCGTTTTAGTGCCATGACACTATCTTCCTTTCCTTTGTCGGCTGTTCTTCGCCGCGATAGTATTTATAAAAACCGCCGTTCTTCGCGGGTTTTACCAACTAAAAACACCCCGTTTTTGCGGGGTGTTTATCCGTTCTTCAATTCGTCTTCTATGATATTTCGGTATGTCTGCGCGTGATCTGCAACCGCCGGTTTTATGAATGGTTGAGGTCTTTGACCGTTCGTTCTATGCCAATCTCCTTTTGCGTCTTGGTATATCCAAGGTGTATCTCTGCCGCCCGGATAATAGATGCCAGTACCCAGTTCGACGTAGGGGGCGTATTCCGTATTTGTGCCAACATACGCCGCAGGCTCAGACGCATCTACCGTATGCGATATATGATCGCGCAGGTTCCCAGTATCGACCGGGGCTAGATCTGCGGCATATCCTTCTGCCTGCAATCCGCATCGTTCCAGCGCGCGCATGACAGCATCCTTGAATTCATCCAAAACCAATTTGCTGTTATCGATGATTTCTATTTCCATTTGATGCGCCCTTCCATTTTTCCCACTCTGCATATGTCATTTCATTCACCAATACGTTTCGCCCTGTTTCCGGGTCGCGCACCCGCATTTGCCTTGGCTCTGCTTCGATGCCGTCCTTTTCCACCGTCCGCATGGTGCATCGGCAGTTGTACACAAGATGGCCCGGTGCGGATTTATCGCCCGGAAACATCATTTCATAGCCGCCTACATCAAACGGCTTGTCATATTCCACTACTTGGCCGTCTGCCATGCCGTGTTCATGGCGTGTTCGGTTGTCTTTGGTCGCTATCCAGCGCTTGCGCACTTTAATGCCCATCTTCGCCGCAGCTTCGTAGCTATCTTGCCGACCGGCGTTCTGCGCACTTGTGGTTGCTGTCCGCGCCGCCCTTATGGCGCTGTCTCGGTTCATGGTTGCAATGCGCGATTGCAAATCATCCGCAATGCCCTTGATGCTTTTACCCTGCATAACCGAACTGGTCACATTGGATGATATTTGCTGTTTTCCATAGGCGATATCGATACCGCGATCGATAGCCCTATCAGGCGGGTAGTACGGCATAACATCCGGGTTTTCGACGATCATGCGCTTAACCGTGGATTCGTCCCATAACATGAAGTCGCAGCTTCCAACGGCCTTTTCGATTGTATACGCCGTATAATTGCGGTTCAGCGCGTAGATGCGCGGCATGCCACCATTTACATATGCAGCCGCGACTTCGTTTGCATGCGTCATGCGCTCCGCAACTTTCTTTTGCAGCTCCTTGAACCGCTCACCGCGCCCCATTTGGTTTAAGCGCCATTGCTTGTAATACTGTTCTGTGATTTCCCCGGCATCAAGTCGCGCCTTTTGCTCCGCATCCCGCTTGGCGAAATGGTTGAAATAATCATGGATTGTTTTGTCCAGCTCGTCATATGCCCTGCGGTATTCCTTCGATATGCGCCGCTCGAGCTTTTTCAGTTCTTCATCAGTCCATACATGGGCTTCATCGGGTTTCATCCCTTACGCCCCACGATGCACAGCGCCAACAGCGTCACACAGATTATCAATGTGTTAATTGTCGATGCCGCCATTATTCGTTTCACTCTCCTCTAATGATAGCCCTTGCATCTTCCTTGCTTGCCCCAATAGCCGTAGAAATAATTGCAACGGCTTGTCCTTCGGTTATTGTCCCTGCTGACAACTGTCCAATAATCTGTATCAGGCTCTGCGTCTGGGCGCCGTTAAGCGACCTTCCAATGGTTTCTTCTGCGGATTCAACTGCATCAGCTCCTGTCGCTATTTCGTCAGGATCCCCCCCCCATTGGATTCTGGTTCCATTTCAATCCGCTCCAAATCCTCAGCAGCCTTGCGTTTCATCATTTCATCGTATTGGTCGATGTCTCCAAGGATGGTCATAAGCTTCTTTGTGATATATTCATCGTCGTAATACGGCGCGCCAAGCAAAACCGTCTGCGTCTCCTCGGATTTGTTTATGATCTGATTCCGCGTATAGCTCGGGTTATCGCTGATTCCCGCGATTTCAAGGATGCCGTGGATGAAGTCGGTCACTTGCCGCTCAAACCTGTCAACCTTCAAGTCCAACGGAACGTAACTTGCCTTGATCGCCGTAGCCGTCTGATTGCCCGCCGAAACTGCCGAAGCATCAAAACACTGAAAATCTTCATACAGCTTCTTTTTCAGCATGTCGATTGTGGTATTTGTCCCCTGATACGGCGCTTCAATCGTGTGCGCCGTTACATTTGCGTCATCTTCCGTATGGGTAACGTGCAGTGTTTTGATGCGCTCCATGAACTTCACATCGTCCATATCGTCCATGCCGCCGGCATTCGTCAGCACCCAATAAATCAGGTTTCCTTCGTCGACATTGTTGACCATGTTGGAGCATGCTAAATCCAGCGCGTCAATGCTGTTGCGTTTGCCCAATAGTTCTGATGTGCACCGCCTGTTGTTTTTGAGCGGCACAATCGGAAAGCCCGGATAATTGTCGCCGTCGAATATCTCCGTGTTGTTCAGTCCATCAGTACGGATATACTTTTGATACCGCTGCTTTGGCCGCAGGACTTCCATATCCTTGTTCTTCGGTTGGAAGTATTCCGTGTACCCGTCTACTTCGTACAGCGTGGCGCGTAGCGGTTTATCGTTCGCAACCTGCCACCAGCGAATGCCAGCCATCAATGCGCCGTTTTCCTCATCATACAGCGGGACAAACTCGGTCAGCTTAAACACTTGCAAATGGTCTAAGTTCCAAAAACCGAACGAAACACCCATCACGAGTGCATATTCGCCCGCTTCCTGCAAACGCTGATCGAAGTCAGCACCAAGCTTGTCCTTTGTTCCACTTTGCTCAAACGTTACTCCGTTGCCCAGAAGATACGAATTTTCCTGATCTACCGCGAATCCGAAAAACCGCGATGCAAGTTTGTGATTCGCCGTCCACATATCCCTCTGCGCACGGCCTTTGAGGTCATATATGATTTTCTCGTAGCGGTTTATGGTCGGGTTTTCACCGTCATAGTACTGCTCCGCATCCAGTGCAATTCGGTATGCTACGCTGCCTCGATGGTCGTTAATGGCGGCGCGGATAAATTCCATCCTTTCGTGTTCGCTTTCGCCTACAGAGATTAAATCCTGATATGTTTTGATAGCCGGTCGCCTCCATTACATCAAAATTGATTCGTATTTCGCCTTTCCCACCTTGTTCCGAAGCACGGTCATGGCAAAATAGCGCGTGTCATCCATCGCGTGATCGTTTTCCTTGATAGGCCTGTCTTCCGTGGACTTTTCATCCCATCTATACAACCCGAATTCCCGGATGCAGTCTTTGCATGAGCAATGAACCTTTATCGTTCCGTCACGCAGATACCGCGCAGTGGTCGCTATGCCCGGAATAACATCATTCACAGCCTTACGTACAGTGAATTGCTTGTGCCTTTTGATTACTTCAATGAATGATGCCGCAGAAGGGTCAACAATCACGCTTCGTACTGGTAAATTCCCCGCAAGCCTTACAAGCTCTGCGTGATATTCTTCATCGGTTTTGTTGTGGTGTTCATCTCGCCCGGAATAATAATATTCCCGTATCCGCGTTGCCGTCTTTCCATCCCAGCACCACAGCCCGGCAGAAAACGGGTTAAGCGTGCCGTAGTCGCAGGAAATATAATACACGCCGCCATCCGGCTCATCGTCCACGATATTGCTTTCCCCAAAGTCATATATCAGACCTTCCGCAAGCACCCACAGGCCGCGAACATATCTATCATAGAACACGCCCGCAAACATGGTCTGATACCGTTCTATCGTCCTTTCGGACAATCCTGGGTTATCCGTCATTTCAAAATGCAGGTACAGCGCGTTCCGTTCTTTGTGGCGCTGTATCCAATCCGTATAAAACCAATGCTGCGGGCTTCCGGGGTTACACGAGAACCACAGCTTTGCACCATCCACAGAACAGCGCGTAAGCGCCTGTTCTACGAACGAACGCGGCATTAGCACCACTTCATCCAGCAGAACGCCCGCAAGCGTGCGCCCCTGAATCAACGCAAACGATGATTCATCCTTGCCGCCGAATACTTCAAAATAGTTCTTGACCGCCCCGCGCGTCACTTCCAATACCTTGTCAGCGCGCCGCCACCGCAGCGTATAGCGTTCCTTCGCAAGCGACATGGATATGAATGGTACGACGATATTCTTTGCGGCTGAATCCACGGTCTTGCCGCAGATTCCGAACCGATGACCGCTGAATTCGCGCATTGCCCATTCCACAAACGCCCATGTCATTATGGATGTCTTGCCGGAGCGCACGGCGCCATCACAAATCAGCGCATCATACTTGGAATATGAAAATGCAAGGATTTTCTTTTGCTTAGCGCTAATCATCGCTATCCAACTCTCTGGCCATTTCGCGCAGGCTGCGGCTTAAATCGTCTTCCTTTGCAGCATCCGCTGCCCCGCCGCTGATGGCAGTCCATTTATCTATCAACGTACCTAATGCCGTTGTGATTTGCGCGGGTGTCGCAATAGCTAACTTCTCAGGCTTGTTCAGCTCCATAAGTCCCTTGCTGATAATCTCGCATACAATCCCGCGCTGGCTTTCCATGTACGCAAGGATATCTGCCGTATTTTCTTCTTTTTTCCTCTTGAGATTTTCAGTGATTCCATTAGATTCCTCTACAACCCGGCGCACCGTCTGCCCGCAAACACCGTTTTTCTTTGCCGTGGCATTATAGCTTTCGGTTTCAAGATAATCCGCAATGATTTTCTTTTTTTGCTTGTCCGTCAGCCGTGCAGCCATTTAATCACCCCACCACTTCAACGCCAATATTTGTTCTTTTCCTTCTCTGGCAGGGTGCCATCACGTTTCCTTCTATTGTGCCGCTCTTGCTGTACCTTGGACTTTAATTCCCGCTCAGAAAGATCAAATCTTTTATCTATCACCGATGACGCTGACGCATTTCTTTTGAACCATTCTATTGTGTTTTTTTTGACAGTGGTTACATCACGTGCGGAATATTTAAACATGCCTTCGGCTTCCCTTTCCGCAAACCCTGGATCTGTTTTATCTATTTTTCCGCCCCTGAAGTTTTTTACTGCCGTATCAACATCTCGTTTCATTTTATTTAAGTATCCCAGCGAATTCTCCCGTATTGATGTGGCCCATGCAATTTGTTTTTCACTGCCCGTCAGCGCTGGCAATCCTCCACTTCCGACAGTTCCACTGCTTCCGCGTCCGCCCATTTCTTTTTCCTCCTTTCAGCAATATCATCATAGTGCGGTCTTATGCGTATTACATTCCAATCGCATTCTTCTGGAACGCGGCCATAAAATATTACAAATTGCGGATTCAGTCGTTTCATCATTTCGTCATACCCGCGAAGAAACAGCCGCTTGCTATCCGAATTCGCTTGCGTTCCTACGCTGGATACAGCAACCACACCTCCGACTGGCTCCCCATCGAAGCACCATTCAAAACTCTCATGGGTACTCCATGAAATTGTAGGGTACACCCTAATTCCGTGCATCTGCCAATATGCAGCAAGCCAATGTTTTCGATAGTGGTTATATATTTGCATTGCAATTGGCATATCTGTATATGTTGAGAAGTCTGGAGAGCACACAGCAGCAAATTCGGCTAACTTCATTGTGTAGTCATCCGGCCTGTTCCAATAACGGGTAAATTGGTAATCATCCACGAAGCAATGCACGATTTTCGTCTTTGCACCCTTCGCAGATTTTGCATAGTTCATGGGTATAAAATCGCCGTGTGGGTATGTGAATTCCGGTTCTATATACGGGATATTATACTTCCCAACACCGTTTAAGTGCAGTTTGTCTAGATTTTCAAAATCAATCATACTATCTTCTCGCCGGATATCGGCACTCCTTCAATCTGCATCTCTTTGCCCTCGTGTCATAGTGGCCGCACTCCTTGCATGTCGTTGGCGTGTGCACGAAGGTTATACTATGCATGGCCTGCCTATCTGCGTTCGCGTACTGATTGCCCGTATTTGCAGGCTGATTACCTGTGGCTGGTATGCCTGCGTACGTTTTCTTTCCCATACCGATTCCTTTCATAGCAGAAGGGGCAGCACACCATGCCGCCCCTTCCACACAGGAGGTAAGTAATAATATTATATTGCCTCGGCCTTGGCCTTGTTCCCGGCCTTAACCTAATCCGATGATACTACTATACATCATCAAAACGTTTAAAAACGGTTATCCTGCTGTTTTCACATCAATTTCTTTTGACAGCGTGTCTACTGCCTTTCGCTCCAACAGCCTTGCGTTATCCTCCGACATCCCCGCCGACCGCGCTACACGCACCCATAGGTTGTGCTGTGTGTTGTTGAACCGCCTGTAGCGCAAGTCAATCACACGCTGCTGATCTTCCGGCAAATCCAGCAACAGACCGTCTATCGCCGCGCAGAAGTCCATAAGTTCTGCTATATCGTCCGCTATATCTGCAATCCTGCGTTGATATGCTTCCCGCAGCTTGTCCGCCTGTTCTGCCGTCATGGCCGTTGGGTTTGATACTTCCCCGCCGTGCGGCATTCCGCTGTATTGCTGCGCATGCAGTCCGTATGTCGCATCGATCAGGCCGTTGTATTCTGCGATTTCCTCTTGCTTCCTCCTGCACATCTGCGCCGCTGCACCCCATCGCTTTAAAAGTCTCCGGATTGCGGCGCGGGTTTCGTTATCCACCATCATGCCTTCCTCCGATCAGATTCATAATTTGGACATTCAATCACGGTATGCGTCCTTTCACCGTACAATTCAGACGTTTCCACTTTCCACCCGTCAACTGGTGTGTGCCGCCTACTGTGATAGCTGCACTTGTCGGCATATGCATTCCGACAGCCCCAGCATAACGTTTGAATCCGCACGGTTCCGCGCGCTTCGTGTTTCCGCAAGTCCCTGGAATATTCCTTTGCGTGCCTGCGTTCTATGATTTCCCCGTCCGGCGTTTCGCAGATTACCCACTTCATAGCGCATGATAAACATTGATAGTATCTAACGATGCGCCCGCGTTTATGGTGCATGGTGTATTGTTTCAGCTCTCCGCCGCAGTCGCAATGCTGGGTTGGTTTGTTCTGTTTGCCCATCAAAGGTATAACTCCTTGTCAAAATGCCATAGGATTTCTCCCCATTCGTAACCGTTATTCGCCATGTTTATTGCTTCGTCAACCCTGCGCAAAATGTATTTTGTGCTTTCTTCCGCACTTCGTTCAGATAGTGTGCGCAGCGTTTCCATCAATGCATGCGCAACAGTCGAATTCGTAACGGATGCAAGTTTGTTCTGCGCCTCCGCAATCATTGCCATGTTTGATATTTTTTCCGAGTATTCATCGTATGCCAATACGGCATACTTCGCCAATCCTTCTGCTGCGGAACATAGCTTCTTAATCGCTTTATTCACCTTCACGCCCTCCCATTCTCCGCATGAATCATCATCGCTTGTCCATTCCGTGCATTTGCTGCTGTCGGCGTTCACGCAAACATAGCCATCGTCTACGTCCTCGTGGTAGTGCCAGCGGCATGATTCGCAGTCCTTAGCCGCTCCATCGCGCATGAGCTTTGCGATTTGTTTTTTAATCGGCATGGGGCTCCTCCTCCACTCCGCGCCATTTATACGGCACACTTCCTTCTGCAAATGCGCTGCAAGGCTCCATGCATTCTTCAAGCAGGCAATCATCTTTGTATTGCTTTGCACAAGTGTTGCATGATTTTGCCTTGTACAAGTCCGCAATCGCCGCATCGCGATCATGCTTCAACCGCTCTATCTCTTTCGCCTGCCTCTCTATCAGGTCTGTGGCATCGCAAAGCACCATTCTCTTTTGAGTAACTCCGTCTCCGTAAGTTTTCTCCATGTTCTTATCATTGGATATATGGCGCAGCGCCTTTACAATTTCCTCTCTAGTTGGCATTGGGTTCCTCCTTCACATACAGATCGGCCTTGTTTTCAAACGCTGCATCGGATTCAAAATATGCCCACTTGCACGCAAGGCATGATGTCCTTATTTTGCCGTTGTCAAGCCTGTATTCGCAGGTATTGCATGGCTCACAGTCATACATTTATACTTTCTCCTTCGGCGGTTCAATGTTTGCCCAATGGGTGACGCTCCCATGTTTTTTATCGTTCCAAAAACCATATGGAATTTCCGAGTGGTGGTTAAATTCAAAAAGCCAATCCTTGACAAAGCCATCTTCAAATTTAACCTTATACCATTCTCGCGTAAATTCGCCCCATTCATCTGCCGGAGGCCTTTCCGGTAGCCGATCTTTAACGCTTATCCAGTTCATTATACTTCCTCCTTCGGCGGTTCGGGTAAAGGCATCCAGTGGGTTGGATGAGTGTAGCAGTCTGAGTAATATTCTCCGTCCGAATAGGCACACCACGCAGCATCATCCAACCGAAACCCAACCGCCATAATTCCGGCGCCGAAAAACATCAACACGTCTTCATCAATTTCTGGCAGCCTATCTTTAACGCTTATCCATCCTCCACATGTTTCAGCAGCAGGAACAGCATCAATCGCTTGCTTCACAATTACGGGCAGAAAATCACGCCGTTTCAGTTCTTCGGTTAGCGCATCTGTGCTTATGTATTTATCCATGCTTACCTCCCATTTTTGCGCCGCAGCTCTCACAATATGTAGCCCTGTATTCATCCCAATAATGTTCATCTCCACAGTTGCTACAAATCTGATAGCCGCTTTCATCTTCAATCCACTCCCCATGCCGCACAGGCGCAACATCGGCAACAACCCTGTTAATGGCATTTTCTATCTCCTGATATTCCGAGGGAAATAACTCCACCGCATTGCAAGCAGCTTCTATCGCCTCGCTTTTGGTTATATATTCTTTACTCATTTGCTTCCTCCTTCATCATCTTTGCCCCACATTCATCGCAATACTTCTTTTCCGGCCTTTCCCAGCTTCCTTCTGTGTGTATGACATTACCACAATTTGTACAGCACCATTCGTCGCCACCAAGATGCCACCACTCCCCATGCACCACAAGTGCAACATCGGCAGCAGGAGCGTCCTCTATCTCAGCTAACATATCATCAACCCAACAAGCCCTGCACCAAGTGCGGCTATGGTCTTTCCCCTCTGCTTTACACGGTTCGCAATATCGTTTCTCCATGTCTGCAATAAACGCTTCCCTGCCTATGTACTCTTCACTCATTGCTTGCCCTCCTGTTCCAATCACTGGTGGCCTTCGCCCTATCATCAATAAGTGTTTTGATTTCTCCACGATCTCCTAACTCTATTGCTAACTCATAACACGTACTCGGCGTTGTTACATTACAGCGTGTGCAATAGATTCCAAATTCCCATCCTCTCGTTGTGCCTCTCAAGCTGTGGGCTTTGGTAAAAAATTTGGCTTCTCCCCCGCAAAACGGACATTTCTTTAGCTCACTCTCATCGTTTGCCCTCCTGTTTGCTCGCTCCACCGCTTCTTGGTAGTCGTATGTGTCTGTGTCGAAATGGAAACCACAATCACAGACAAAGCAATATGGATCGCCACCACCATCAGGGTCATAAAAACTTGGCTTCCAATCTTCTGGCCCATATACTTTAAGTTGTTTCCCACATATAGGGCACGACTTTAAATCACTCATTCCCCGTTTCCTCCGGCATTACTTCGTGCCAACAAACTATGCAATTCCCAATGCATGCCCGACCCTTCCAACCATAGACATTATTTCTGCAATCTATTAGACAACCATTCCCATACATCGCTGCCTTCGGAAACTTCTCCAAGAAGTCCTGCTTATACGTTTTCTGCGGGTGCTCCGAGCACCATTTGTCGATGATTGCGGATGCTTCGGCGGGGTGCAACACAACAAAATCATTGCAATTTCTTCCGCCATATTCGTTTTCTTCGCTTGCTGTATATAGCGGACAATCTATGCAATCGTCACATGTCTTGCACATCCGAGCATAATCGGTAATACTAGCCATTGGTTGCTCCTTTCAAATCATAAAATCAAATTCGCATTGCCCGTTGCTTTTTTCGTTCTTCATTCGTCTTGCCTTATACTCGTTGTATTTCGCGCGGTAACGGTAACTGTCCCCGAACACATTCCATGCAGCTTTTACTAAATTCGGCTCGTACGGACGTATCTTTTCCAGTTCCTCAGCCGCCCTGGATGAAATTGCGCATCCGCAGCACCCCGTACGTTTCAGGCCATATACTTCGTAGGCATCCGAATACCGAATTCCATAATGATCCTTGTACCATTTCTTATCTGCATCGGACACATAGTATAACGGTCTTAGTCGAAACTGCCCGTTTGCGGTCTCCGTGAAGCACATCGATGTGTTATCCTTTCTAGGCACCGACCGCATACCTCCCTCGTCTCGCCGTTCCCCAGTGATCACCATATCGAAATTCTTTTGCACGCTGTGCGCAAGCTGTTTTTTACAGCAATAACAGCATTTATTGCTTACTTTGAACGTTATTGGATTTTCCTTGATAAAATCCAGCAGATACTTGCATGAACCGATTACAAGTTGTATTTCCGGCCTCGGTTCTCCCTTCGAATTGCATCCGCACAGGAAGTTGATTTCGCTTTCGCTCTTCGGGAACCGATTGCGTAGTTCTTCGCGTTTTGCGACTTTATCCACTGCTTCCGCATACTCATCCGCTATAGTTAGCGGTATATTTTTTCGCTGTACACCTTCAAGCCCAGCGGAAACTATTTTTGATATAAACGGCTGCCCATACTCCCTAGTTGCTTTCACGATGTTTTTCTTCGGCCTGTACTGCGTTATTGTCACGCCATACAATTCGCCAACTTCGCGTACGTGTCTCTTAATTGCCTCCATTTCTAGCCCCGTGTTAAAAAAACAGTATTGCACTTGCGGAAGCCCAAACACATCCCTTACCTGTTCTATCAGATGAAGCAAGATATCGCTATCGCTGCCGCCAGAGTATGAACAGATTGCATTCGGGTGCTCGATCAGGCGCTTAGCTATGATGCTTTTTATTGCCTCGAACTTGTGCGGCGCATCGAAGTCCGCATAAGGAGGTCTATCCGTATATACCCTGCTTTTGAATTCCTGTTTTCCCACAACTCACGCTCTCCTTTCTTCATCCCTGATACGGGCATTCCTTTTCTCCCCACGGTATCACCCCGCAATCCAACAAATCCTTCCTCCGCTCGCAGCGCTTCACCTCTTTGCCCTGTTTATCGCAGAACGCGCATGCGTTTGCTACATCGCCCATCAGGCGGTCGAATGCATCCATCGGGCAAAGGTAATAATCCTTCTTCGCTGCGGGGCTGTGCTTCGGAACGCACATCAATTCCAATCCGTTTGCTGTGCGAATTGGCCCTTGCACTTGCTCCGGGTCTAGGCCATCCATCACAGCTTCCAATGCCTTGCTTGCGTGGTTCTGCATTGCCATAAGGCTTCTCCGCGCTTTCTTGCTGTTTCGGAAGTCCAAGCCTTTCAGCGTATCGGCATATCCGATACATCCGGCCAGCACAGCGATGATTTCTTTTGTTGCGTGGTTGGCGTAATCGCTCATGTCTAACACCTCTTACCATGCTTGTACGGCCTTGTGCGGTTATATTCCATCTTCTCCCGTACGATTGCATCAACGTCCAAACCTTCATGGCCAAACCAGTCAAGTATTCTGATTAAGCAGTCAGCCATCTCAACGCCTATACCTTCTGGCTTTCTGCCTCCCCATGATTTCATGTCGGATTCATAATATACCGTTTCACCGTCAAACTTATTGACATATGCCAACGGCCTGCCAGCACGGTATTCCTCCACCGCTTCAGAAATCTCCGAATGGCACAGCGCGGCGATCTCAAGAAGATTGCGCGGCTCGTCCCACCATCCGTGTTCTACCGCGTTCTCATAAATCTCCTTAGACAGTTCGTTTAGCATATCCCTTACCTCCCAGCATGTTGTGTTTGTTGTTTGTGATGAATTGCTTGTCGGCTTCAAAAATCCGCAGCATCCTTCCGTTTACCTTTACTCTTACGTGCGAACCCAGTGAAACCTTGTCCGTATAGATGCGCTTTGCGCGCTTCATATCATCCGTTTCGGCGATTAACGTTTCATGCCCCGAAGTTATCGCAACAATTTGATATTTCATCGTTCAAATACCCCTTGATCGTCTTAATTGCTTCCTCCGCGCCGTAACACACCACAGCGCAGTTTCCATGTGCTCTAAGGCGCGCAATTACATCCTTCTGCCTTTTGCTCGGCCTGCCCTTTTGAACGCCCAACGCCTTGATTTCCGGCGTTTTCAGTTCGATGTACAGGGCGGCATATCCACCGTGCGGCGCAGGCAGGCATATATCAGGTATTCCAGCCTTTACCCCTGCCGCCTTTAACCGTGCTGCCGTGGCCTTGCTCCGCGCTCCGCCGTTCGGGATGTGATACATCAGCCACAGCTCCGGGTATGTCGGTTCCTGCAACCTCGCCCACTCGAATACGGTGATCTGCTCTTGTTCCTCGCGGTTATTCATCGTCTTCATCCCCAAGCAGGTCGATGCCGATTTTGTCGAGGTCTGCATCTGTGTAGGTGCGCTGATGGTGGTTGTGCGCACCGTTCAAGGATCGTGATTTTCGCATTCCTCCGTTCCCATTCTGCGGCATAGCTTCGTCCTCCCATCGGCGTTGATTTAACCACGTTGCCGGGTGCGGGATGAATTGCCCGCCGTCCTTCGTCCATTGCGCAGAGGTCTTTTGCACCTCCAAGGCCGAAAGCATAGCGTTTAGAAGGGCTTCATCCGGCGAAAGCTTCTTGAAAGCGTCCATGGCCTTGCTTTTACCCTGCTTCCGTGGGTATGCGGCGTAGAAGCGATCAAAAAGTGCTAAATCCACCCGCGCGCTTTTCGGATTCGGATTGGATTCGGATTCGGATTTGATTAAGGCCGCATCTTGCGGCAACTCGCCGCAACTCGCCGCAACTTGCGGCATGCTGTTATTCCCTTCCGTTTTAGTAGGTTCGGGATATTTCGGTTTGCAATCGCGAACTCTCTGATGTTTGACCCACCCGGGGAACCAAAAGTAGGGCCTCCCGTCCACTGTGTAGAGGGAAACGCAGCCTTTGGCCGCCAATGCTTGGAGCGCAACATCGATGTCCTTGATGGAAAGCCTATCCCGAAACGGGAACACACGGCCTCTTATGATTGCCGGGCGGGCATCTCCGCGCCCGGCATCGTCCGCCTGTGTTATCAGTCCAATCCATAGCCGAAACTCAAAATCCGAGAGAGATGCTATCTTTTCGCTTGCACAAAGGCTCTCTTTGATGATTCGATTCGGCATTTCGCATCACCTCAGAACGGCAGATCTGCATCTTCTACTTCTGTAAAACCATCTGCGTCCGGCGCTTGCTCTGCATGGTTCTTCGGTGTAAGGAACTCCACAGAATCAGCTAAAACCTCTGTCACGCGCCGCTTCGTTCCGTCCTTGGCGTCATAGCTGCGGTTCTGCAATTCGCCAACCACAGCCACCTTTTTTCCCTTGTCCAGCCACTTTGCGCAAAGGTCTGCCAGCTGCCTCCACACTACGATGTCAAAAAAGTCTGTGATTTGGCTTCCGTCCTGCGTCTTGTACTTGCGGTTCACGGCGATGGAAAACGTGCATACGCTTGTGCCGCTGTTGGTTGTGCGCAGCTCGGGCGGCTTCGATAAATTCCCGATTAAAATAACCTTGTTCATGCATTCTCCTTCCTGTAATACAGCTTGCTTTTATCCCACTCCGGGTACTTTCCACGGAGATACATCTCAATCCGATCTCCAATCGGTTTTCTGAAAACGGTATGATCGTATGCATCGTGGCAACTTCGGCACAGCGTTACAATGTTTTCCTCTACGCCAAGCCCTCCGGCTGAACGTGGAACGTAGTGCGCTTCCGGCGCTGCGTGTGGTGAACCGCATAGGATGCAGCGCTCTCCGTCGCGCTTCCACACCGCACGTTTTACTTTCTGCGGTATTTCAAGCGCCTTTGTTCGTCTGCTTTTCATCGTTCCACCTTTCCTTCATCAGCGCGATTTCGTCAGGCGTTGCAGTGTCTATACCAAGTTCCTTTGCTTCAAACACAGCTTCGTCAATCAGCCGTGACATTTCTTCCGTGTCGTATGTTGAAGATCCGTAGAAGAACATCACTCTGACGCACCCGTCAATCTTGCAGCCGTCTATGATTTCGGCAAACCACCCAAGCCCCCTGCAGCTCCATCCGTGAATGATTTCATCCGCATCCCAATCACGCACCGCCACAACTGCGAATTTGCCAACCCGCCGAACCAGTTCGATGTAAACAAGCTCTTTTGTGCTGTCCAGTGCGGCTGCGATCTTATCGCACAGAACCCATAAATAGGCGTTTGCGTCCAATGACCGCTTGGGACGGTACTTCTTCACATCAACCGCCAGTTTGCTATCACCGAGCGATTTCAGTTCATTCAGCATGCGCTTGGATTCCGGGGCGATTCGGAACGAAAGAACCGCATCGCCCGTAAGCATGTCCACACTTGCGCGCGGCGCGTCAGCTATCAGCCGCATTGTCTCTTACCGCAAGCTTGGCAAGGATCTCGTCCAGCTCATCAATGGTAAGCTGCGCGATGTTCTTGCCGAATGTCCGCGCACACGCCTTGTTCAGCTTTGCTTCATCCGGGCACAACCGCCTGATTTCTACCAAACGCTTTCCGCGCTCTGCACGCGCTTCGTTGTCGCCCTGCGCCATCCGCTGCGATTCGGTCGTATATTTCGTTGAATCCTTGTCCCAATATATATCGGCTCCGAATCCCAGCGCCTTACAGGCGACCGAGATAGCGTCTGTATATGCCTTTTTGAATGCTTCATCATCGACATACAGACCGCTGTTTTCCTTTGCGATGTACATTGCGCCACCAGTTCCCGGTATTGCATCGCTCCACGCATCGCCGACTTTCACATACAAATCAATGTTGCAGAACGCTGCGCATTGACCGCTATCGCTTGGCTCGAGCCATTGACGCACGATTACAGGCTTCCATCCGATTCCACACGGCCCGAATTCTTCGGTAAGGCACTTGATACGCCACATCGGGTTTATATCGGTCATGCCCTTTAATCTGCCGCCGCCTATCTTCTTTTGCGCTTCGGGCGGTACGGCCCTGTATTTCTCATACAACGCCATGTTTCCCATATCACACCTCCACCACAAATTCAGGCTCGCGCTCCACGATTTCAACCAGTCCGGCGGGTACGGTTTCCCCGGTGTCCTTGTGTACGATCACCGTGTCATACCCTTCATGCACAACGTTCAGCGTTTTCTTGAACTCACCCCAACGGAACTTCGGATTTTGTTCCACGAATTCAGGGAACGCTTCTATAAGCAGCGAATCATTGTGCTTGTACTCCGGGGACGGCTTTTTCAGTTTCAGCACGCCGGACGCAAGCTTGTATGTTTCCTGCGTCTTGGTGCTGCTGTGCGGGACGGACTGAAAGTAGATGGACAGCTTGCCGTTAATATCGGCCTTTTTCCTGTCGCGTTCTTCCTCGATCTGCTTGGCACGCGCGGTGTAGAAATCAATCTGCGCCTTGCACACGTTCAGCAGCCGCTGCGATTCCTCGTTGATACGCCTGATTTCCTGCAAGCACTGTTCGGCCTGAATATCGTCCTGCACATCGTTATATGGGTTCATGGGGTCAAAGGCAGCATCAAACATCTTTTCTATCCTCCAAATACTTCTTGATGATGGCCGTCAATCCAGCCTGTATGGTGTCGTATCCATCTGCGTTTAAAGCGTGTTGCAACCGCTCTAATTCGGTTTTTGTCATGCGGCACTGGATTCGTGCCTTTAATCGGCGGTTGTCGCGTCTGCGGGCTTCCTGCGCGGTCTTGGCAAACGCTTCATCTATCAGCCGTTCCGCATCGTTCACAAGCCTGATGCCGTATCTGTCCGGACGTTCCACCTTGCTTTGCAGGGTCTTGTCATATCCTGGGTATTGTTCGCGCATAACGGCTACAATGTCGCATGCGGCTACGTTGCGTTCCTCGCGGAAGGATTTCAGGTCAATCATTGACTTTTCCCTCCTCCGCTGATATGATGGGTTCAGCAGTATTGTTCGTGTGCTCGCTTGGGATGGCCGTCCCGGCGGGCACTTCCTTTTCCACGGGCTGCATGCAGTAATCGATTGCCGCGTTCCAGCCAGCCAAAAATCCATCCTTCAAAATTGCAAGTATAACGTCCGTCGCCACACCCGCATTCTTGTCGCTCGCTGAAGCCCACAATATTTGGCACGCTGTTGTCAACTCGTCTAACGTTTCTCCCGCGTGCTTACGGAATGCCCGTGCTTTCGCAATCTCCATGTCCATTACCGATTTCCCTCCTTTAAATCTTCGATGTATAACCCCCGTCTACGCGGTTGCTGCCGTTTTTCCACCCTGCGATGTACGCCCTGCGCGACCGATATGGCGATCAGGATACCGAGAATTACCCCCGGCAGGGTGAAGCTGAAAAATAATCCGAAGTAGTTCATATGTCCTCCACGAACTCGCCGTTTTTCACGGTGTACCATGTGTCCTGCTTGATATTTTCGCCGTCCACAACAGCTATCTTTGGTTCGATAATTTCCCCATCGCTTCCATACTCGGCAACAACAATCCAATTCCCGATTTTTCCACGCGCCCTTCCTTGTTCGCCAAATGCAACCGCAATACATTGTTTTCCGCTTGCTTCCGCACTTCCGTATTTGCCGGAAGATACAGCACATCCTCTCACGCCCGATGCTGCGGCGTTGCCACTCACACCCGATGCTGCGGCGTTGCCACTCACGCCCGATGCTGCGGCGTTTCCACTCCATCCCGATGCTGCGGCGTTTCCACTCCATCCCGATGCTGCGGCGTTGCCACTCACACCCGATGCTGCGGCGTTGCCACTCACGC